TTGCCGTCAGCAATATCAAATTGAAGCTTCTGCTGCTCGGTCACAACCGCCGTCTTTTTGCCGGTTGTGTCAATCAGCTCAATCTGGCGCATATAACCGCGCTCAGTCGCTTTGAAAGCAGACTCGAGCTTTGCAGCTGCAGTGTCTTTTTTCACTTTCGCCGGCTTACCGTTTGTTTCTCCCTTATCAAGCCCGAAGTCCAGCAGTGAAGAAGCTGTACCCGGTGTGACGTCGGGTGACACTTTGATGTCTTTGGGCTGCTTATTCAGCTCAGCCAGGCGGCCGGTAAGTGTGGCAATTTCTTCAGACACCGCTTTAACGCTGTCGTCCTTGCCCATGATCCAGCCCAGAAAGGTCTGGCTGCCATCGTACATGCCGTTGCCGCGACCTTTTGTCGTGCTGTTCAGGTAGTCAATGCGGGCCTGAATCTGGTCTGGATTATCCATATCCACGCGATTGCCCAGCGCGGCCATTCTGTTACCGGAAGCGGATGCCAGCTTACCTGCGCCCGCCGCAGCCTTAATCAGCCATCCGGCAAGCTGTGCCACCTGACTTACCAGGTCGGCGATGCCCTGCAGAACCTGTGGATCGGTCAGTACATCATGAATGTCTGAGAGAGAATTATTCAGCGGGCTCAGGTCAACGTGCGCCAGCCCGGCTGCAATCTCCATCTTCAGCCCTTTTACCTGCGCCTCCATATCCTGAAACAGGGTGTTGACCTTAATCAGATCATCAATGGATTGCGGGTCAGGCGCGACGCCATAATCTTTCGCCAGCTGAATGAACTGAGTCAGCTTTGCGTTGTTGTTGTCGAATAGTGGAAGAAGTTTTGAAAGGTCATTACCCAGACTTTCAAGGATGGTGACTTTGCCTGCGTTGGTGCTGATTTTGCCCAGCGCTTCACCAATCGCCAGCAGCTGCTTATCCGGCGATACCTTCGACAGCTTATCGGCAGACAGGCCAAGCGAGTTAAGTGCATCAACGGCCTCACCTGACTTATTCAGGACCGCATCACCGATTTTATCGCTGAGGTCTTTGAAGATGTCAGCCATATTGTCACCGGAGATACCGGCTTTCTCTGCCGCGAACTGCCAGGCAAGAAGCTCCTGCGTGGACATTTTCAGCGACTTAGCCCACTGGTCTGTGGCATTTACCTGTTCAGACGTTGATTTAAGCAAAGCGAAACCGGCTGTGCCTGCCGCAAGCGCTGCTGCCTGAACCGCGCCGCCCACCGAAAGCAGTGCGGCAGAAGTGGCAGCGGCATCTTTCTGAACCTGCTTAGCCCACTTTTCAGAGGCACGCTCAGCCTTATCCATGCCTGAAACGAAGCCGCCCACTTTTGCAATCAGGTCAATCGTCAGCGTGCCAAGTGACTTACTGGCCATATCATCTCCAAAAAAAAACCCGCCGAAGCGGGTTTGACTAAGCATCAATCAGTTATTTATTTTTGGGACTCGCGTAACCTTCTAAGTCAAACTTAAACTGTTTAGCGCCTGCCTGATAAAACTCAGCTTCAATAATTACTTTTTTGTGGGAGCTAAGATTTTTGATAAATGATGAGGACTGATCGAAGAAAATAACGTCCGAATTGCCGTTACCAGATTCTGACATTGAGAACTTTTGAATTTTCTCCCCATCAAACTTAACGGATACATGACAATCGTTAAAAGAATTGCATGAAAATTGACCTTTACTTATTACCAGAAGTGCCTCACTTGGTTGTAGATCTTCTGGTTTCTGCCCTTCTTTCAGCTCCGTTTTTTTCGAACGTAAGACAATGGCCATTTTCGAGCCACCATTATATGGAAACTCAAACTCAACGGCGTTATCAGATTCAGTTTGAATGAATTTTTGCGCTGTTCCACGCATCTCATCGTTATTGTAAGTAGTAATCCAGTCAGCGGCAGCCGCTGAAAACGAACTCATCACAATCGCGGAGAAGATTGTTAACTTGATAGCCTTCATTTAGCAACCTCTTGTTTTATTACTACTTCCTGAGGTTTTAATTGCTGTATAGCACGGCAAATGCAATATGGAATAACAGCCCATGCCAATCCCATAGCTGCGCCTGCTGCTTGCTGAGGTGCACTATCAGCTGCAAAAACCATAATAACGCCTTGAATGAATCCAATCACTGAACAAATAATTGATGCTTTCCACATACCAATGTCCTTATTCCCAAAAGTTAGGAATAATCCTAAAGAAAATTTTGACATATGTGAAGCATTTAGCATTCAGCATTTACTGATTATCCGTTATCCCCAGCTGGTCATGGCTTCATTGAGTGAAATCGGCTCATCAGCAGCAGTGACTTTTGTGAAGTGCAGCGTGAAGTCGGTCGGGCTGAACGGCGGCGTTCTTGCTTCACGGTTCACGTTAGCAATGGTACTTGCCACCACCCCTGCGCCCCACTCGGTGCGCATCATGGGGTTCAGGCTTCCGTAGCGTTCCCGGTATCTTGCCCAGAGCTGCGACTCTTTGAAGGTGATCGTCTCACGCGCTTCTTCGATGGTGCGTCCACCGATGCCGTTGAGGACGAGCTCGCACCAGAATTCGTCTTCGGCGCTGAGCTCGAAGTCTTTCCCAGGTCGTTAACGTCCTGAATGGCCACCAGCAGTGCAATGGTCAGCGCACCGTCGAGAGAGCCCCGCTCAGGGTCAGCTTCGCCGGTGATGTCAGCCGGGGTGAAGACGGGCTTGCCTGACTCATCACAGATTGATGCTGCGATGCGGCCTGCCACACCATCCACTTTGCCGCCCATTGCCAGCACATCAGACGTGGCGGTGTGATAGCCCATCGGACGCACATACACGGTCGCGGTAAACTCTTTGTCGCCCTGCTTCCAGCTGATTTCTTTTTCAACCGGACGCCCGGTAAAGGCACCGGAGGATTTCAGTGCTTCAAGCGTAAGTTTCATGCTTATCCTGCTATGTTTGGGGCCGGAGCCCCGGTTAATTAAGAGCCTGATTCAGCTTTTGGAATCCATGCGCCCGCGCCGGACCGCTGAATTGTTGCAGTGGTCTGAACCACCGTGTTCGCCTGAAAATCAAATGGGAAGTCGGCAACGTAGCCTTTGAACACATACCAGGTGCGATCATCAGGAAGGATAAGACCGTCAACCGCGTTTGCTGCATTTGCCGCGGCCACGGTTGGTGCGGAATCGCCATCAGACCAGCCGATAGCGAATACCAGGTCGGTCTGGTCCGAGGTTTCTGCCAGATTGCTCAGCATCAGGTGACTGGCGTTTTTGGGGTCAGCATTGAGCGTTGCCGACGCCTGAGCAGGAGTACGCAGCCCCTTTTTATAGGTACGCGTACTTTTCTCGCTCAGACAGGTGTCTTCAATCTGATCTGCCGGGCTGCTGCCCGGGTTGAATGCGGTAATGCATTCGATTTCACTCACCGTGTTATTTGCAAACACGTAGAGCTGCGTGCCCTGCGTCAGTACAGACATGGTTATCTCCGGACGTAAAAAAACCGGCATCAGCCGGTTGGTTAGTTGGTGAAGTGATTAGCGAAGGACTATCCAGTCCACATCGAATGAGTAGCGGTAGCGTTTCGTTTCACTGTCGCGTGCCTGATCGCCCCACCGCGTGATGTGCGCGTGAGGCTCAATGGCATCGCGCAGCGCAGCAGCCACAGCAATGGCATCGTCAGGTGTATCAGCATAAACATCCACCTGCAGCGAGAACGCATCAGCATCAGGACGCTGACCGAGGTAGTTCTCAGGCTCGCCGCTGATGTTTTGCCATATTGCATAGGGATAAGTGACATCATCATCCTGAAGCCCGAAGGGGTAAAGGCGCAGACGATCACCACCCAATAATGCATTAACGACAGGGCTGGCGGCGCATACCGGGAAAATTGGCGCAATCATGACGATGACCCCTTCTTTTTGGCCCGGGCAATCGCACGATCCAGCGCCCTGTCATATTCATTAATAAAAGTACTGATAATCATGTCTGTGCCGGTATCGGCTGCAGGCCGCATAATGGGCTGAGCCCGCATTTTCTCCGTACCGAACTCCAGCAGTCGCCAGTGAGGAGTAGGCGCGTTAAAAGCTTTGTCAGGGTGATTTTTGAGTACCGCACCATGAAGGACGCCAATCCGAAAGGCTAAATCGCCGGTTCGTCTGAATACGCGGCCATTCCATCTCTGAGCTATATTGTCGGC